CTAAAGTGGAACGTTGGTGACGGTCCAAAGTGGAAGGAAATTACCATACGAAACGGGAAGTTGGGTAAAGATTTCTTTGGGGTATGGTTACTGTACCACTTATCTGACTTGTTTAATGCCATGCCATTACAACAGATAAATGCCATTATCCCAAAACCACTATTGGAAAAGCACAACAAGGTATTTGACCGCATTTTTAAACTGATTAACAACACCAATGATGCGATAGAAACGCATGAAAACCTCAAGGGCGTGGCAAAAGATTGGGACCGCATGCTGTACTGGAATGTGCAGGAAGACATGCGGTACGGTTCGCTGTTTGAGCGTTTAAAACGAACATTGCCTGATGCGATATGCAAAAATGTTAAACTTGGGTTTGACCGTGAAAAGAGAAAGTGGGTTAATTCTCCTCCCCCCATGGAAATAGATGAGTTGATTGAGTTTATAAAGGAAAACAAGATAGGGCGGATGGCATCCGTCAACCATTACTTTCTCGAAAAATATTGGGATCACTACTCTGTTCATATATTGCAGTTGTTCGATTGGATGGGGATTGACTATTACATTATGGAGAACGACCCACCTGACATGAAGCCATGGGGATTTCCCCGCAGGATGTTTACGGGGCGGGGCCGAACATACTTGTCTAATCTGCACATTCTAACTAAAGATTGGGACGAAAGATATAACAACAACGGTATGCATTATATAGCCATTCCGCAGGATTACGGTAGTGTTTCCCGCCAACGGGAATTGCGAGACGATTACAAGGTAGTGGTGCTATCAAATAGTAGGTGGGATGGCGTGCAGGCAATGCTTAGGTCCATAGAAACCATCATGAGATACATGGCAAACCCGTTAACGGAGTTGACCACGTGGTACATGAGCATGAGGCGCATTTTCCTAAATGCCGATGAATTAGAATATGATAGGCTGGCAAAGATTAGTCTGTTGCACAATCTTTTTTTCATGGCGGCACAATGGTGCAAGTTTGAAATAGTAAAAAACCTGAACACCGACCGAACAATAGAGGTTTATGGGGACGTGGGATGGAAAAACGTGTGTCCGCAATACTACATGGGGTCCCTGAACAATGCCCAGATAGAGGAATTATTTGCACAGGACAATATCCTCTACCTCATGCTCAACTTTTCATACTCATATCTGGATGCGAGCGGGCCCGTGTATGACATGATACGCCGAAATGTGCCCTGGATAAACGTGCCCCCCATGGCCAGAACAAAGATATTTGGTAAGCTGAAATTCATAGAATACACGAATTACGACGAGTTAAATGAACTCGTGACAGACGTAAGATCAGCATACAGGAAAGCCCTGTCTGGCATAAGGGCATACGATTATGTATTGCAATGCAGCGCCGATGAGGTGGTGCGGGTTTTGGCAGGTGAGAATAATTACAAGAGTGAAGTGTTTAACAACCACTTACGGGAGCATGAGTGGGAAACCAACAAAAACATAGACGACTATATGAACGAGAGGGAACCGTTCTTGCGGGCGTGCTATGACATGTTTAAGGTGAAGGAATAATGCCACGCGGTATATTAAATAAACCAATTTGGATACCCTGCAAAAGGTGTGGGGAACCAATACTAAAAACATTTCATACTAAAAAATTTTGTGATTCATGTAGAAAAGAGCATAACAAAGAATATCATAGATTATGGGCAAAAAATTACAGAGAAAATAACAGAGATAAGGTAAAAGCAAATGCTAGAAAATGGAGAGAAAACAATAGAGACGCAATAAACATAAAAGCGAAAGAATATAGGGCAACCCACAAGGACGAAATAAACGAACGAAGACGAAATAATTATAAAAAAAATAGCGAGAAACATAAACAATATCAAAAGCAATGGCGTGATGATAACAGATATTGGTTTTTGAATTGGCGTAAAACAAAATATGAGGCTGAACCAGAACGACACAGAAAATATGCTATAGATTATTATCATAGAAATCCGGAAATATGTTTAGATAGAGCACATAAATGGCAAAATGAACACCCCGAACAGGTATTAGAATATAAGAGAAAGGAATATCACAAGAACAAACACAAACATCAGCAATACAAAAGGGCAAATAGAGATAAAATTAGACGACAAAGGAAATTGTGGGTAGAAAAAAATAGAGAACATATGTACGAACAAAAGTAGCAAATAGGCGTGCTATGAAACATAATGCAGAAGGTTCACATACGGCAGATGAATTTATTTCTTTATGCAAAGAGCATGACTGGAAGTGTGCTTATTGCGGAAAAAAGTTGAATAGCAAGACAATCACAAGGGATCATATTGTGCCATTAACTAAGGGTGGAAATGATTATATAGAGAATATCGCACCAGCCTGCTTACATTGTAATGTATCCAAAAGCAATAAGATAATTGAAGAATTTATGGAGAAAAAATTATGCGTAGTGGAGAGTTAAGGCATAGAATCATCATTGAGAAAAAGACTGTTTCGGTTAGCACACAATATGGGGAAAGAACTGTTTCATGGTCTAGTAACATTGGAGCATATTGCGCAATATATCCCATGAGAGGTAACCTCTATTTTGCCAGTCAACAAACACAGGCAGGCGCTACGCATAGAATACGCATGCGTTATGCCACGCTTGCGGCAAGTACGGAAATAGCGCCAGGTTACTGTAGAGTAAAATATGGAGATCGTTACTTTACGATTCACAATGTGGTAAATGTAGATGAGAGAAATATAATGCTCGAACTCTATTGTTCGGAAGAGGTGGGCGGATAATGGCAAATATGGCTGAAATAACGGGAACCAAGGCTCTCCATAAAGCTTTTATGGAAGTAGCAGAAATAGGCGCGACTCCATCGGTTGCCAAAACATTCAACCAAGCAACAAAATATGTAAGAAATGTTATCAAAGGGGAAGCCCCAAAAGGACCAACTGGCAACTTAAAACGTTCAATTCAAAGTGACACAAGAAAGCGATTTTGGAGTAGTAAAATAGAACCTGCTGGTGCTGTGTATGTAGTGGGTAGGATAGCTCCTCATTTTCATTTAGTTCATTGGGGTACGGCAGGACGGCGAGTGAAAACTGCACGTAAAGTTAAAAAAGGCGAACGATTCGTTACTGCAACTGGAGAATATTGGACTGCTTTCTTTGATGGACGCTTTCACAGGTTAAAATCAATAGCACCAATGCCAGCGAATCCGTTTTTCACGCGAGGGGTTGATAAATCACGTAATAGAGCTACCCAAATGATAATGAGTGGAACACAAAAAGCTATAAGGGAAGCATGGCGGCAACAACGGTAATTGGCAAGCATTTTGCACTATTTGAAATAAGATAATATGGGTGACGCAGGAGTAGCAATATACGGTAGATTACGTAACACAACGGGAATAACTGGCATTGTGAATACGAGAATTTATCCCGTTGTTTTACCACAATCTGGGGATTTGCCTGCCATAACGTTCAACAAGGCATCTGATGTTGGAATTCATGCATCTGGTCAGGATCCCAATATACATAGTCCAAGATGGCAAGTTCATGGTTGGTCTACGAGTTACACACAGGTTCGCAATTTAGCGGACCAAATAAAAGAATGTTTACGTGACTATTCTGGCAGTACATGGGTAGCAGTCCAAAGATTTTTCTTTGATGGGGAAATTGATTTAACCGAAGTAGATCCCCTGGATCAATCCGTTATTTATCATACTGTGGCAGATTTCATATGCTGGTATAGCAGTTAGAAAAAATATAAATAGAAAATAATAATAAGGATCGTGCGGGCGAATCTGTACGGTCCTTTTTTTATGGAGCAGGAATATGGCAGAGAAAGTATGGAAAAACTGCGGAATCTTTTTTGATGGCTGGAACTTCACTGGAGATTCCAACACACTTACATTGAATCACACGCAAGAAGTGGTTGACGCAACCCCGTTTGGTTCCTCGTGGCGCAAAAGAAAGGGTGGCCTTATAACGGCGGATATTAGCGTGGGTGGATTCTGGAACGCCAAGGGTGAGGTGTCCACTGGTTTGGGCGGGGCGCAGACCGTCCCAACGTCGGGAGCTGTAGATGCCCCTATATTCAGTCGCATAGGTGGCACAACGGGATCGGTTTCTATTTTGCCAGAGGGAACCAATTTCGGGCGGCGGGCATACTTAACACAGGCGGTTGCCGGGGAATACAACATTTCAGGCACAATCGGGGACATGCTCGGGTTCACGCTCAACCTGTACTCTAATTACGGCAAGGTAATTCGTGGCAAGGTTTTGAGAGAGGGCATTGCAAGCACGGGGATAAATAGCAATTCGGGCAACACTACTTCATGTAATGTATGCGGGCAGAACACCACCACTGTAAAATTCTATGCCGCAATTCACGCCCTGTACACCACGGCAACCAATAAGGACATGAGCGTGTGCATTATGGGTTCGAGTGAATCGGACTTCGGCACCGAAACAACTATGCTTCACTGGGCGTGTGCGAACTGGGATAGCAGCATGGGAGGCAAGAGTAAGTGGGGTTCCACGAAAATGCCGTCAACGAAACTTAGATTTTTCAGACTACATTTTGGATCCAGCGCTGGCACGACTGACCCGAAATGGAACATAGTAGCCACGGCTGGAATAGATTCAACCGCATCAACTTAATAACTAACTGGAGGAATTAAAACAATGGCAGAACTTGTATTTAAGGCGCCTTTTATGAGATTTGGCAACCCTGCTTCACCGACCACAACATTATGGTCATACGTGAGAGCGGTAACATTGAATTACAGTGCAGACATTCTAGATAAAACGGCATCCGGTGACGACTTTCGTTGTCGCATTGCTGGTTTAAAGCAGTGGAGTGTGACTGTTGAGTTCAACGATGACTACGCAGATGGCATGATTGATGACTACTTTTTCACCAAGATAGGAAAAAGTTCAACGGATTGCTGGATAGCTTTCCGCCCAAGCACATCGGCGGTAGCCAACACTAACCCGGAATACAAGGGACTTACATACCTAGAAAGTTTCCCGACGGGTGGCACGGTTGGAGACTTGGCAACCAAGACATTGACATTCATTGGGGATTCAACATTAGCTAGGGTTGAAACGTAACAAAACCTAGTGAAAGGAGTTTGATATGAATATCAAGGAAACTATCAAGGCGGCTAAAGACATCCATGACAAGCATGTAGAAATGCCCGAGTGGGGTGTAACCATAGAGGTACGCACCATGACTGCACGGGAAAGGGCAAACCTGTTTACATCCTGCATGGACAAGAAGGGAAACGTTATCCACGACAAGTTTCAGGCGGGAGTGATTATCGCCTGTTGTTTTGACCCGGAAAGCGGAGAAAAACTTTTTGCGCCCGCAGACGAGTCGTTAATCATGGAGAAGTCAGCGGGGGCAGTGGAACGATTGGCTAATGCTGCCATGGAGATAAGCGGTCTCAGTCCAGACGCAATGAAAGAGGCCGAAAAAAATGTCTAAACCCGAGCACTGGCGATCCTACGCATAAATATTTTCTTCACTCACTCGCTGAGACGCTCGGGAAAACTTTAAACGAATTACTTGATAGTCTTGACAGCCAAGAGATAACCGATTGGATGGCATACTTCAAGGTAAAGAGATTTTTAGAAAAGCGTGCGGAACAACTAGCACAAGCAAGAATGAAACGCGGAAGACGATTATAAATGCCCAGTAACCAACAAACTCTCTTTGTCCGTCTCGCATTACAAAGCAGGGAATTTACTTCTGGTATGCGTAGTTCTGCCAAAAGAATTAATGCATTGAGTGGCAATGTGGGTGACCTTAGTAAGCGCATGATAAACTTAAAGAATGTTGCAGTTGCCGCTTTTGCTGGGTGGGGTGTGTCTAAAGTTGCTGATAGTTTCCTTGAGGCAGCGAAAGAAGCAGAGGGTTTCCGTGTTCGGTTGAATACCCTTCTTGGGAGCGTCCAAGAAGGTGGACGCATGTTCCAAGAGATGTCTGAATTTGCCAGTCAAGTGCCATACCAGTATCGAGAAATCATGCAAGCAGCGACTTCACTTTCTGGTGTTATGCGGGGAGGCGTGGATGAAGTAAAACGCTGGATGCCCATGATAACCGACCTTGCCGCTGTTACGGGGTTAACATTACAGGAAACTACAGGACAAATTATACGCATGTATTCTGCGGGGGCGGCAGCAGCAGATATGTTTCGCGAACGTGGCGTACTTGCAATGATGGGTTTTCAGGCGGGTGTAAGTTATTCTGCCGAAGAAACCAGAAAAATGATGTTTCAAGCATGGGAGGCGGCAGATAGTCAATTCAGGGGCGTTACCAATGAACTCGCTAAAACATGGTCTGGAACAATGTCCATGTTTCAGGATTTGTGGTTTCAATTTCGTAACATGGTTATGGATAGCGGTCCATTCCTTGTAATGAAGGAACAGGCACAAGCATTACTTGCATATATAAATAAACTCAAAAGTGAAGGCAAACTAGAAGAATGGGCTGTTGCCATTGCTAAAGCATTTATAAATTCCATGAGAACAGTTGTTGGCGCTATTCAATTGGTGCATGAAGCATACAAAGCATTACAATGGGGTTTCGCTCAACTCATTGCATGGTTAATAGACAAAGCGGCTGATTTTTATCAAATTCTTTATGACATAAGTCACAAGATTAGCGTAGAACTTTCACGCCCATATGCACAAATAACACATGAATTGCGTCGTCAAGAACAAATATGGAAAGAAGTTGCTAGAGGAACTGCCGAAGATTTTGATGCCTTAAATAAGAAGTTTGATAAATTAATTGCAGGACTTGACAAGGCAACGACTAGTTTCAAAACCATGGGGACTGAAGGTGAGAAAGCCATCAAAAAGATTAGACGTGAAACTGAAAACCTCACCAAAAGTAAAGCATGGAAAGAGATGGCCTCTAATGCAAAGAAAATGCATGAGGCAAACCTTAAAGCTCTTGAGGTTGCAAAAGAAAAGGAAGTTTTAATTGAAATAGAGACCCTTGAGAAAAAGAAAAAAGAAAACGAAAAAACTTTAAAAAAGCAAGAAGAGGATTACAAGCGCTTCCTCGAAAACATCCACGACCAAACTGCAGACGTATTCTATGACATTTTTTCGGGTCAACTTAATTCCTTCGGTGATTTTCTCTCCCGCATGAAAGACTATTTTCTCCGTTTTCTTGCCGAACTTGCCGCTGCAGCGATAGCAAAACCCATAGTAGTGCCCATTGTTGGCAGTCTTTTGGGTGGTCTTGGTTTTGGTGGGTTGGGTGGCACTGCCATGGCCGCTGCAGGATTGGGTGGGACAGGTGGAGCTTTAGGTGGTATTGGGGGATTGGGCAGTTTAGGTGGTCTCATTCCAGGTGTTAGCGGTTTTCTTTCAACCCCCATGTGGACATCGGCAACGGCAACGGGATATATGGCACCCGGAACATCTGCTGCAATGTATGGCATGGCTCCTACCTGGGGAGCGGCACTTGGTGCTGCTGGTCTTGCCGGGTTAGGTTATTCAACGCTCGGGCCCATGTTTGGGTTGCCACAAGGTAAGTATAGCGGGTTGACTGCAGGGTTAGGCGGTGGCCTCGGTTATGTTGGGGGGAGTGCAGCAGGTGCAGCATTAGGTGGTACTTTGGGTTCGGCAGTTCCAATAGTTGGAACAATAATAGGTGCGCTTCTCGGTGGGGTCTTAGGTAGTCTCGGTGGTGCAGAGTATCCCCCGATGACTTACACCATGGAGGATATCAACAACTACCTACGTAGTGGACGTGCTGGTGGTATGGTTACGGGCCCTGGAGCCCCATGGAACGAAACTGGCGTATGGTATCACCCTGTTGTGCAGGCATATATAGATACACGCAATGCCGTAGTGACCGAATTTAAAACGCAGATGGACACCTTCACGCAGTCTCTTGCCCCGGAGATAGCGGACATATTTGGTGAGTCTTTCAGGAATATAGATTTTTCATATGCACTTTCGGGACGCAAGTCGGCACAAAACTTACAATCTGACGTTGAAGCATTTGCAACAAATTACGTTGATTACCTAAATAACCAAGTTGCAAATGCGATGCAACAGGCAACCGTTGCGTCTCAAACCATTGAACAAATAAGGACATCGGCGGCAGGTTATGCGGCTTCGTGGACACAGTTTGAAATGGCCATGATGACGGGGCAACTTGCTCCCGTACAGAGTGCTGGCACATTTGGTCGATATTATTCGGAGCTTCTAGCTGGGGCACGAGCAGGAGGTCCGGCAGAATATCAGGCATTATTACAGTATGCTAGTGGAACATACTTGCCATTTATGAAGGCATACGGACCCTCAGATTATGCCACAACATTTGGTGGCGTTATGGGTACGCTGGGTGGTATGGCAACAACGAAAGAAAGCGAATACGAGACAATGAAGCAGGCCGTCATAGACGGAATCATTGCAGGTTTAAGCGGGGCAACGGTTGAAATAGACGGAGAGGTTGTTGGACAAGTTGTTGTCAATCAGGTGGCAAGTGGGAACGTGACGAACGAAACAGGGATGTCGATATACAATCAAATTTTTAGCGGTGATTGGGGTGTCTAATGGCGTACGTGTATGAAATGTGGGATTACCTTTCGCCAAGCACGGCGGATTATAATTCCTCCAATCTAAACATAACCCCACAGCACGTGTTGACTGAAACAGGCACCAAGAATCAGGTGATACACCTCGGGGATGACAACAGTGAGGAACGCATAACCTTAAGTGGTAGCACGGCAATGTTTTATGTAACCTTGCAATGGACCGTGCTAACCACAACGGATGCAAGCAAGTTATTCAACTGGTACAACTCCACTGCATTGGCAAATGCGAGGGGGCGTAGTTTCAGGTGGTCACACCCAGATGATGGGCACATATACACAGTGCGGTTTGATAGTGATTTGTCACGATTAGGGCAACCAGGGAATTTGTTTAGCATCCCCACGGTGACATTGAAGGTATTGGGTAGAGCAACATAGATGGCATTATCCCTTACAAAAACACAGGAAGACCTTATAACAGCAACCAATAAGAAAGTGTCTTGGTTGTTTGATGTTTCGCAATATGGAGATGAGTTTTTTACAACTGCGCAGGCGGCAGCAGCAGATGGGGTAATAGAGACAAATGCAACAACTGGATGGATCTCCAATTATGACACATTTGAATCCTCATCGGTAGAATCATCACGGGGGACATACTCTATTCATGCTGTGCGCACAACGACTGGGACTTACTGTGTTGGAGGATATAATCCCAATAGCACTGTAGTAGCTGGCAGAAGATATAGAATTGCATTCGATGTTAAGATAATCTCTGGGTCACCCAACATTTATGCTGAGCATGGGCCCGTATGGGGTGATAGGTTAATTGCTGCTTGTGCTGATTCTGAGTGGGTATCTTATGTTTTTTACGTAACTGCCCCGTCCACTAGCACATGCGTTCGGGTTGGTTTTTATACCGAACAAAATTTTGAAGGATACCTTGATAATGTGTCTATCAAAGAATGTCGTGAGGAACATTGGTCTACTAGGGATTGCAACGAACTTAGTGGAACTACAATTTATGATAGCGAGATAAATTGGAATATTCCTATTCATTGGGATGGCGAAGAAACACGTTCTTATGATTTCAAGATAATGGACTTTAATGGCGTTGAAATGTCTCGCTCTAAGTCCGAAATAGGGCTTATCACACCAAACGAATTATCATTTTGGGTAAGCAATAAAGATAACAGCATGAATCCCTCACAATTTGAGGGGGGAACTGTAAAATTATCACTTCGCATATCCGATGGCACGAATGAAGAAGTGGTTAGACGCTGGCGCTTTCGTATCAAGCGAGCTGAACTTGGATATCAGAAATTTCGTTTGGTATGCGAAGATTTTCTGCAAAAGTATCTGCGTGGTAACTATCCTAACTTGCGCCTCCTGAAAGATTTATTTCCCTCAGATGACACCGATTTCAATAGCAATGTTTGTTTGCCCGTCCCAATAGGTTCTGCATATATCCCCCTGCGCTCGGTTTATGTTTCAAGTGGTATCACAGCAACAAGCTCCGATGTGGTGGTTAAGGCCACAAGTGAAGGGGCAAGGTGTAAGTTCCTGTGTGATAAAGCCAATGCCTTTGACAATTTCGAGGTAGGTCGAAACATAACCACTACGGGGTTTAGCAATGCAGAAAACAATGGCACCTTTATCTTACTCCGGGCACAATCCTCTGCCATTGAGGTTGGGCATGATACGGGTCTTGTTGGCGAAACCCTATCAGGTAGCACGGGACAGTTTAGTATGGGGTCGCGCTATTACGTTCTAGGCAGTACCAAACATACTTATAATATAGCTAATGTACGCTCCCCCCGTGCGTGGGGTAGAAAGAGTGAGTGGGCAAGTGGGTCGTACAGTTTCAATCAATACACGAAGGCGTCTCCCGTTGACGGGAATAATTACAGGATGTTTCACGCAATCATAGCCGATGTGGACAATGACGGCACGGCGGATGCCCCCGGTTTATGGCGACAGGGAGACCATTTCCTTGACATGCCCACGCAATTCACGCGGTCTGACACGAGCGGGTTAACAAACCCTGCAGATGCTATTCATTTCACGCTAAAAGACATGGGCGTTGACCAGAACGATTTGGATTTGGCAACGTTTGACACCGCCAAAACGACCTATACGTCTTGGAGTCACAGTGGTTTCAATGGTGGGTACTACCAAAAACAACCACGCAGATATGTATTATTACAGTTGCTCGCCATGGCACACTCAAACGTCATTGTTGGGGAGGGTGTGGAGTTGCATCCCATGTCGGCCACCTCACAGAAAACCATAAACAAATCGCACATAGTCAGAACGGCGGACAGAAGTGAGGGAACGTTTCAATACAGGGATGTGCGACCAGAAGAAATCCATGATAGTGGTGAGGTGGCGTGGCAGGAATCAGGAGAAGCACAGGATAAGCTAATCAGGACGCTTGTGGCGGGGAGTAGCGATAACTCCAACAAATTATACCCAAGTGGCGAAGTATTGTCAGTGCCATTCGTTACGGACAGCCAAGACGTGCAAAAAATAGGCATGCTTTACTATCAGCGCAAGCACAACAATCAGGCGCAGATAACCATGGTATTGAAGGGAACATGCCTTGAATTGCAACCAGGGGACGTTATTACCATATCTCACGCGGACTACGGCGGAACGCATGTGTGTGTGATTGATAGCATAAAAATAAACAAAGACTGTTCCATGACGGTGAGAGCTACAAAATATTCCGTGACACTTCAAGATTGGGATGATTTATCTCCATCGGCAATGGTGGTATGGGAAGATGATAGCAACAAGGTATGGCAAGTGCCTGTGGCTGGGCCATTAACTGCACAGAATTTGGGTCAAGATGCTTATGAAATGTGGGCAAAGGGATACGTTATTGTAGGCCCAACAACAAACAAGGGGGAATATAACAACATACAAACGGCTGTTAATGCTTTAGTTGATACCGATAGAAATGGGCTTTATCTACTATCTGGTACATATAATTTAACAACAGCAGTACATTTATCAAATCGTAATATTGAGATTATAGGTGAATCACAAGAAGGTGTTGTTATAACAGTTAGTAGCGGTAGATCAGCATTTAAATTACGGAAACCAGACAATAAAAGCATTTATTTTTCAAATTTTAAAATCAAAAATTTAAGCTCAACTGAATCAACAGCACTAACTGGAGATTTAATATTTGTTTCTTCGGCAGCACCAAACAATAATATCCACCTAGATAGACTTTATTTTGACATGAAAAGAACTGGCATCCTCGGAGATGGTTCGGGTGATGTAGCTTTTAGGGCTAAAGAGGCAAACAAAATAATTATAGAAAGATGTGTAACAACGGGTGGAGCTATCGGATTTTTGCCTTGCACGGGTTTAACGCTATCTTTTAATTCGCTTACAATCAACAACAATAAAATTAGCCATGCTGGACAGACTGGGGTTTTTGTTTATAGTACCGGACGACGAAATATAAATGTATCTGATAATCAATTTATCAATATTGCAGCACAAGCAGTCCAGGTTAGTGGCGACCATGCATTGTTTCAAGGTAACACGGTATTAGTTTCAAGTGATCTAGTTCCCACGGGACACGCTGGCATTGTTTACGTTTGTGATGTAATTGGGGCAGAAGTACAAGCAGTGGGGAATAGTGTTTCGGTATTATCGTCAGGCGACACTAGATGGTATGGCATGCGTGTTAGTGGTAACAACTGTATATGTAGCAATAACAAGATCACGGTTAAAAATAAAACCACCTCTTCTACTGTAGGATTATATGTTGGGGGAAATGACGTTGTAGGCGCAAATAATACAGTAGTAGTTTTACAGGCAACAGAGGGTGACACTTGTCAAGGAATAGTGTTACACGGGAACCGTACAGTGTTTACGGGAAATCAATTGCGCATGGGGGGATATGCAGGTAATGACGGTCCCGAAGGAAAACATTTAGGTATTGGGGTGACAGGTTCAAATAATAATATAGTTGCCAATATTATTGAAAATGCAAGCACCGGGTATAAGGTTGTAAGTGGTTCTGGAAATACGACCGCACATAATAGATATTTATAAAGGAGGATAATCATGAAGGTAATTTTAAGATTGATAATTCCCATAATAATGCTAACCCTAATCGCCTGTAGTGGTGGGGGCGGAGGAACCAACGGCAATGCTTATGCAGACGAATGGGATAGTGTTGAAGTGTTGGGCATTGAACGGATAAATTTACCGTCTACAACCTATGTCTATTCTGTTTGCGTGGAGGGTTGGTTATGGGTTTTAACCATAAAGGGCGATGCGTTTAGTATGCAACAAGCGTTTGATGATGGAGTTTATTCTGGGCAGGCGGCAATCCCGTGTGTTCCGTGAGGATATAAATGTCAAAAACAGTATATATAAAATTAGGAACAACCGATGGTGGCGCCAACGACATAGATGGTATAGACGGCAACTCTATCACTAAAAACGATATAGTCTTTATGCTGGATAGCACGGCACGTCTATCAAGCATCTATGTGGCAACTACGGAGGGTGCAAGCGAGGATTCACCGCGCATAATCACGCCAGATAGTAACTCAAGCGATTGGAACTGGTGCATGTTTTCACCACTAACACACATCAGGGAGAGTACTGGCAAGAACAGCACATTGTTAAATTATGGTGTGAATATTATCAGGTCAACAGCAAAAACGGTTCATTCATTGCGCAGGCCGAGGATAGGGTGCCAAACGCATATCATATTTGACACTTCCAGTTATGTATCCATTAGGTTGAGTACGCATCCTGGAACCTATGGTGTAAAACTAAACACAACAAATGTTAGCGTTGTGAAATCAACGCAGACTGCAATAACAAAGAAGCGGTTGCCCTACCTGAACATTGCGGCATTAAGTTCAGCAAAATGGTACACAATAAGTTACGGACCCACAACACGTTCTTTGAATTTTACAAGTTCGACATAGGGAATACATACATGGCATTAACATCAACTGAAATAGCGGAAGCAATAGTTAGCAAATGGCCAAACGCAACTCCCGACAAAGTTATTGCAATGTTGGACGAGGTGCGAACCATATTTGACCAGAAACTAAGGGAACGCAACGACGCAATAAACACCAAAGTTAAGCAGGGATACGATTGGACCGTTGGTGATTTATGGAATTATCACAACGACCCAGAACACTGTGATGTAACGGTAGCATTTAGTTCGAAGGCATAGACATGACACTCACCGGATTGGAGCAGGCATTAATAGGGTTTGTTATTTTGGTTATCGGGGGCGGGGGCACTAAAGTTGCATTAAACAAGATAAATGGCAAAAAATTGAACAGTTTGGATAAAAAATTCGTGCCAAGAGAGATATGCACAACGCAACATGAGAGCCTGGAAAGAGTTCTGAAATCGGAATTCAACCACCTCAAAGAATCCACAAAACGTTTAGAGAAGAAGTTAGACAAACTCAACGGCAAAAATGCCTAAACGAAAGCGCAAATGTGACGATTGCCGCCACATGATTTTCAACGAGATAGTCAAGATACGGCGATACATGGAAACCATAGGCAAGCGTCGCCTTGATATAGAAGCCCTGTACGGCAAAATCGGCCAATCCATGGGCGAAATAGAAGAATTCATGAATGAGCAGACCAAGGGAAAGAAATAGTGGACTTTCCCGTAGTAGAGGATGAGGTGGGCAATTATCTCTTCAACGCAGAACAGATAAAATGCCGTTGCGGTTGCGGATACAGGGTGGATTATGCGCCCCTATTGGTGAAACTGGGAACCGCCCAACTAAATGCGGGATTCTCTTTCAATATAAACTCATGGTGCCGATGCTATAACCACAACCGTGATGTTGGAGGAAGTGAAACTAGCTCACACCGCAAGGGTTATGCCGTAGACATAGAAACAAAGAACAATTGGTACAGATACAAGATTCTACACGCTCTGTTTCAGGCAGGGTTTAAGAGAATAGGCATTGGCAAAAATTATATACATGCCGATGTAGATCCGAATAAGGGGGAAATGATTATATGGTTATATTAAAACGAATTGCGCCAATTCTGGTATTGGTGTTGGCATTATCGTTTATCGCAGGGTGTGCCGCATTCAAGTCTGGGGCAACCAATGAGGAACGGTATTACGCTGCCCTGAAATGGTTTAACGATAATTATGAGGAATACCTTGACCTTTACGATACGATGCCAGCCACGGTGAAGGCGGACTGGAAAAGCAGCTATCATCCAATCTTTGACCATGGTGACCTAGCATTAAAAGCGTGGTCTGCCGTTCTTGGTACTGAAACTGCAGAGGGAAAAGAGCGGGTATGGTTAACGTTTAAAAAAGAGATTATCAAGGCATTGTTTACACTTGGTATCATAGAGATTGAAGGAGGAGCGTAGAATGAATGGCGTAGAGGAAACTGAAAAAGTTGAAAGCAAGGGTATTGTTCTCACGCCTGCAATGTTTCTTTACATAAGCATGGCCATAAGCAATATCATTCGTGCTTTAATGAACGAGGCGTCTGAAATGACGCCAGAGGAATTGGCATTGGCAACAGCAACAGAAGAACTCAGAAAAGAACGATTAAGCCAGAGAGCAAAGGAGAGTTAACAGACATGAAAGAACAGCTTATATCTACCCTTGCCCCCATTTGTATTAGTTTGGCGGGCATACTTGGCACGTGGATACTGTATGAGGTGCGCAGATGGGTGAGGGCAAGAACGAATAATGAACTCGCGTTTGCCGCCATAGAGGACATATCAGTTGTGGTTAAAACCGTGGTCACTGAACTAAACCAGACATTTGTAGCGGCGGCAGAGGATGGTGTATTCACGCCCGAGGAACGAGCGGAAATGAAGGCAATGGCTCACGCTATGGTTGTGGCGCAGATACCGCCACTAATCAAGCGGAACGCCATACGTTTGGTGAATAATTTCGACGATTGGGTAAACAGCAGGATAGAAAGGGAAGTTGTAAAAGCTAAATACGAGGCACTGTTCCCTTACGAGGCAGCGCCCAAATAAAAGAAAGAGGGGGTGATTATGTGTCAGCGTTTGACACGAGCTAATGAGAACCCTTTTAACAATTTTAACGGTTTTATTGTTTTCTACGACAGCATTAGGCAACAATGAACCCTTTGCACCCGCCCCCAAGGAACCCGTTGTTACAGTTGATGAAATAGAGCGACACTGGCACTTTGCTTTTGAAAACGAACATTGGGCATTCATAGAAACCTACTATACCAACCCTGATTCTGATCACGACACACTTGCTGCATGCATAGTTAGACTACCCCCTATTGCGGGGGGAGTGTTGGTGTCGCTTATCTTTCTGGATAGAAAGCGAAACCTATTTTTATACGATTTTGTTGGGGATAAATGGATTGTAAATATGGAGAAATGGGAACCGATAGCCATAAAAGAATGGTATCAAGGTTTCAATAAGGCATTGGGTTTTAAAACAATTTAATCAAACAAACAGAATGGTGGAAAAACAATGAAAATTAAGTTTATTGCGTTTTGGTGTATTGCATTTGCATTGGTAATTTTAAGTCATTATGCAAGCAGACAATATAAGGACATAACATTTTGTGGTGTGAATCCAAACGATTGTCTTACATTTACTATTCCAGAAGAATATCCAGATTTTGTCAATGAGTTTGAACATACTACTCTATGTTTTGGCGCGGGAATGTTTCGCGCTCAATGTATCTGGCATGATGGCGATCCCAGGGAACGCACAGAAGATGGGTATCCCGTTGGAGTTCGATACTATTACAGGATGATATTTTGGAGTGGTACACTGTTGGCAGATTGCGTCCCAATAAGTCTACAGATTGATGATTTCCATGAACCCGAAAAAAGCAGATATTACGTCTACGATGACAAAAAGAACTTAGAAGAAAAAACTGAATATGAATATGCGATGTATTACTACGACATTGACGGATACCCAAGGGTTACGGAAGAAGAATATTATTTGGAAAAAGAACGAGTGCAAAAAGAATGGGATGAATTCGTTAAAGAACAGGAAGAAAAAGAAACGAAAGAAGCACTTGGACAGAAAGATGCTTAAAGCAACATATAGAATTGTTCTTTGTGCCATTGTATTTTGCGTTTTTTGTGCCTTTTCTAAATTCGATATGTATTACGGTTATGTAGTGAACTATACAGACAAGAAGATAGCAGTATGTTTGTCTAGGGGCGAAAAAGAAATTGGTTGTGCCAGCCTCTTATCCGAAAAAGATTCCCTGAAATCAAAGAATCAAAGTGGGAATCTGATGCCTAATGCTTGGCAAATCTATATCCATGCGGGGACCCTATACAAATTAGAATATGCTTACTTTGATGCCCCAGAAGATATTAAGGAGCAAACGTTTATTATAGACCGCAAAGAATTGGAGAAGTTCGAAGGACCCTTTGAAATTCAAATAACGAACGATCATGGAAACCGCTAACGACATGGAACGCCAGCGCCTTGAGCTGTTAAGGAGTTGTATGGACGACAAGATACAACGGATAGAGTTGCATATAAAGGAATTAAAGAACCTCATTGGAAAGTACAGGGAACTCATAAGCGGGAACGAATGATATGACGTGTATGCTTCATACCAAAACAGACGGAACTTTTGACATAGAGGGTTTTCCAGAAATACCGCATGAACCGTTTGACGTTGATGAGGTGGGAGCGTGGGGAATCAGAACCCACAAGCAATTGTATTTTTGTGGAATGTGTGGTGGATATTTGGTGAAGACTACTGTTTCGCTTGCAGGGAATGTGACGAGCGAGGAAATTGAGTTTGCAGGATGGAACAAAAACGAAATAAGGTGAAAAAGAAAAAGCAGGTTCCCGGTAATTGCTTGAACTGTAAGCATGCCATATTAAAGTCGGGCACATACTATTGCATCCCCAAGAGTTGCACGATCATAACCTTTGATATCAAGGACTGTGATAGCTGGGAGAAGAACAGTGCCAAAAATATCGTAAAGAAAAAATCCCAGAAAGCCACCCTAGATAGATTAAAGTAGAATGGGTAATTTTTATAACCTATACCTAGAAACGCAATACCCAAACGCAAGCAAAAAAACGTTGGCACGAAAGATAGGCATTGATTCCAAAGTATTATCGGCCTTCATGCGTGGCGGTCAAAAGAAACGTCTGAAATATGCACACGAGCGCAAACTGTGTGAATTTGCAGGCGTGAATACAAGAGAATTGTATAGATAGCTTGCCACAGAAACCAGGTTCCAGGCTAACGCATTTGCAAGCACGATGGGACGGGGTTTTTCCCAACTGTGGCAAGCCTAGAAATATATGAAAAAAGAAACTGATCATAGCGATTTCATGTTTACATTGGTTGCCCAATATGACCCCGCGCAGGGCATCATATTTAGATGGCTTGCAAACCATATCTATTTCGGGATGGACAAGGAGACCGCAAACGATGTGTTTGTGGAACTCAAGGATGCCGCCATAGAGATAATGAAAGAACGCGGGTTGGTGGCGAACCGAGACGGGCAATTCTACGGACTGCACTAGCATGGGTGACCAAGCATACAAGCAACGGCATAAGGCGCAGGGGTTGTGCCGGGAGTGTGGCAGAAAGGCGATACCCGGCGAGTCACGCTGCGGGTTACACAACACGAATCACCGCAGGCAATGCAAAACATGGCGGGAGAATAACGTAGAAAAGTACAGGGAGTATGGCAGGCAAATGCTCATTTCCCGTCAACGGGAAGGCAGATGCAAGCATTGCGGTAAACCGTTAGACCCAGAGGTCGATGAAGGCTTCAAAAATTGTGTGAATTGCAGACTGCAACTTTACAGGTTGCGAGGCGTAAACCCAATGGGAGTAAACAATGATATTATTGGAAAGGAAGGTTCCATCTAATTTCAATCTATTTTTATTTAGTGATGAACATATAGGTAATCGGTCATTTTCGTGGGATGGATGGAATAAGTTGGTAGACATGATGTTGTCCCCATATGATGGTTTGCCTGCCCGTGTCAATTTTGGAGTTGACGGTGGTGATTTTGCAGAATCAATTTACTTAGATGACCCTCGTTTTGAACCTGAATTTCATGTATTACCAGATGGCAAAGAGGTTAAAATTCCCTCTGCTTTTAAACAAGTTGAAGAAGGCGTACAAATGCGATTGCCCATAGCAGATAGACTTGTAACTGTATTGGAGGGGAATCACCCAATGAAATTATGGCGGATTGGTAATATGACTCAAGAGTTGTGTAAACGATTAAATGTTAAATATGGCACTTGGAGTTGCAAAATAACATGGAAAGATAAACACGGAAAGCCATTATTTAAAAGCTATCATACCCATGGTAAAAAATTAATAAAAAGTGGAGCTAAAGACCCAAAACAACGAATCAATAATATGCGTCTTTCCCTAAAAGAACATCTAAGATACAAATTTGCCGATACAATGCTTATGTGTAAATCTCACACTCATTTATTGCTAGTCTGTAAACCAGAATCAGAACTTTACCTAACCGATGATGGCGCCAAAATAAAACAGAACTATACATCCGTTAATCAAACAGACAAATTCATACATTCTGACCAAAGATTTTATGTTAATACAGGCTCTTTCCTTAGATTATATGGCGTGATGGGAGCTAGTTCCTATGCTGAAATAGCTGAATATGACCCCATACAAATAGGATTTGCAATAGCAAAAATAAGAGACAGAAAATTGATTGATGTAGATGAGGTGCCTCTATAATGAGAACATGCCCACGTTGCGGATGGACAATGCAGTTAGAGAATGACACTTATATGTGCATAATGTGCGGATTTAAGACCATTTTAAGCGGCAACTGGAGAGACATAGATGAGGTGCCACTATGACGCATGAAGATGCAACAAAATGGTTGCATAGATTTTATAGGGCAATGAAACAACCACAAGTACGTGCCCGAATCAAGCGTGATATGAAATACGGAGAATATGATGATCTTGATAGCTGCAAGAATCCAGACAAAACATTTACTGGGCTCCATGACCCATTCGATAATGTATGTAGAATTTCCCTGAACCCAAACAAGCGTAGGGCGGGTGGTATTGTCAGAGCCGTAATACATGAGTTATTACACGAGGTAGAAAATGACAAACCGCATACATGGATAAACCCGATGGAACTAGCTATTTATGAGGCATTATCAGACAGACAATTAACCAACTTGATGAAAAAGGTATTTAGATGACTTTACCAGAGTGTCCAATGTGTGGGTGGTTCATGACAAGGACAAGCACTGGATATGTTTGCGGAATTTGTGGGTATAGGTATTAAGGTTGCTTCATAAACCTAAAAGTTAGCACTTGACATCACAGCACAATAACCGTAGTTTCGTTATGTGTTACTCACGTTTTTGTCATTTACCCACAAGAAGGATTTGTTTGGCCTTATCCCACCAATCCCAATCTGTGCCCAATAGAGTTTTTTCATCTAATTGCCTGATTTCGCCTAACCGTCTCTCCAACTCTTCCTCATCAATGGCTTTCAATTCAGGATGATAAATGGTAATATCTCTATCATCCGGAAGTTCCATAATCACATATTTTTCCATCTCATTCCTCCCACTTCCGTACCGTCTAACTCAATAATATCCCGAATATTCATCCCCTCAACCTCTCTCTTTGCTCACTGAGTATTTTTCATTTCCTCATTCAATTGTGGTATGGCATCCTGCAACGCTTTTGCCACTTTGTCTGAGTTGGTTTTCGTTATCTCATTTGCATGTGTTACGCCCCCGACCGCTCCCAGTATTGCGTAATATCGCTCCTCGCCTTTCTTTTCGTCTATGGCTTTCAGGCTTTTCTTGAGCGCCTGAAATTTCTTTATGACGGCGGGAGCTATCAGGGTGTCTTTCCCGCCAACGGGAACGGGGTCTTTCTTTTCGGGTTTGTGCTGCCCTACCTCCCCGTCCGTATCTTCCTCTGTGACAATGCCCAGAAACCCTCCAAGGGCATAGCGGCGAAAATAGGTGACTATCTTTCCCAATTCTTGCGGGTCCTGCTTGGCGGGCGTCATACCGAAAAACGCCTTAATCCACTGCCCCGACTCGTGCGCTATGGTGGTAGATACCCCCACCTGCCCCTCGTGCGTGTCAGGGGCTTGTATGACGGCGAGACCGTGCTTTTTGAGCAGGGGGCGGGTTTGTTCCCACACGGAGTGGAGAGAGGCGTACTTTGAGTGATAGAAGGGATTCTCGCTATCCATCTTCACAGGTTTGATTTCCGCCTGAAGTGCTATCAGGGCGGCGGTGAGTTCGGTTATTTCTTGGGATTGTTCCATTATTTTTGCTCCTTCGCAAATGAATCATTGAAATCTATACCCCACTTTTTACAAAACTTTTTAGCACCATTACGGTCTGTATCCCTAATAAATCGTGTTGGAAATCGCAATCGCGACCCCTGATAATATCTATCTATTACCCAAGAAATACGATAAGTTTGATACCCAATGCTTTGACAAGAATGTCCATAACTCTTGTTTGGAGTATATCGCCCCATATTATTCTCCCTTATTGCCAAGCATCTGCATAACTTGGGCAACTATTTCTGTTGTGTATCGCTTGACCCCCTCGCGGTCTTCCCATGAGCGCGTCTGCAGGCGCCCCTCAATGTAGACCTGAGACCCCTTGCGCAGATACTCCCCGCATATTTCCCCGAGGCGGGCCCAGGCAACGATGTTTATATATTCAACTTTTTCTTGTTGCTGTCCATCTTTATCTTTATACTTATCATTACACGCTATTGAAAAATTACAAACCGCAGTCCCGCTTGCTGTGTACCGTAAATTCGGTTGGTCTGTGCAATTACCAATGCCTATCCATTTATTTACTGATGCCATTACACATGCCTCCATCAACCACGATTTTTTTACTTGGCACTTATTTCCTCCTTATACTGCCTACAAAACGGGCGGGCGGCACAATATTCCTCACACCGCACGGATTGCCCAGGTCTCTCCTCAATATATATTCCTGTTGGTGAAGTTAAATTTATTATCATCCAATCTTCTGCTTCTTTTTTGCTATTAAGCACTCGTAATGCCGACTTTCTGCCTTTCCTCATAACTGCCCATGTTGTATCCCTTACCCAACGGTCTTCCCTGGAGCATGGTGGCAATTCTTCATCGGGCGATTCAAGTGCTTTCTTGTATATGGATATGCGGTTACGTAGAAAATCTGAGGACTGATTATCACTCCATATTGGTACGTCAACTATGTGCAATGGGATGGGTGGGTATTTCTTGTCGGTCTTTGCCTTGTTCTTTTGCCAATCCCGAAAGCGCAGAATAGAGCGCAAGCGGTCAATCTTTAGGGCAAAATTGCATCGAGCGGCGTAGGCATAGCAATTGAGCTGTTGCTCCCACTCGTCCCGCCCCCCGAATATGTAAGACCACACGCTCGTGCGCTTGTAATCGTAAAGGGTAAATGGGTGATAGAGGTCGAGGCGCATGTAGATAGTCCAGTTATCTAGTGTTAGCGACATGGGGACTTCCTTGATAACGTTCCACATGTTCGTATCCTCAAGCACCTTGTGGTCGGCTATGCCGTCCAGGGCCCAGGCACGGTCACTTGCGTCCTCTTCTATCTCATCATCATGGCGAGCCATGAGTAGGGCTATCTGTGGGGGCATAAGCAATTTTGTGAGACCCACATGCTTTGGGGTGAACTTGAATTTGCGCTCAAGGCCGAGAGATTCGCCTAATAGAGCACGATAGATAGGTTCTGGTAGGTTATGTTTGTTTGTGACTAGCATTTAACAAAACCATTCTCCAAAATTAAAGAATTGAATGGGACATTCCTCTAATATTTTTTGAAATTCCCCAATATTATATCTCCGCCCATATTCATCTATTATTTCTTTTTTTCGGGAATTTAACTTATCTAAACGATTACGTGGCATTGCCCATGTGAAGGATGCACAACTTTTAACACCTGTCTTTTTCTTTGGAGTGGATTTGTTGAAACCCAATTCTCGACCCGCAGAGGATTCTTCAATGGGTTCTTTTGCTGGTCTTTTGCCACATACTGGACATCTATTATATTGACCAATACCATGGTGGACATTTTTAATGCCACCTTTCGTTAGAGTTGTTTTACAATCCCAACAATACCATCCAGCAGCAGAACGTTTACCAATATGATATTCTGGATCCATAGAATCGTAATCATCATCAGACAATAAATAGAAATTAGTTCCCATTACCATCTTTCCTCCTAGCAAGATATTTTCTCACCATCCCCAAAACTTTACTCCATACCTCCGTTTTCACATATGGAAACAGATACCCCACAACTTGAGCATAGAGCATTCGGCGCTCATCATCTGGTTGCGCCATTATCAAGTCTAGCACTTTTCCGTAGGCATTCACTGAGGGTGATGGTTTCTCCCGTGCTTCGGGCGATGCATCCAACATGCCTAACTCTCGTTGTATGGTTGATGATACGGTGGACATACGTTATTTCCCCCTTTTCCGTGTGGTGGGTAATGTTTAGGAAGGATTTTCCGCAAACCGGGCAGATGGATTTCATCGCAGGCTCCCTTCATAGCAATATGATTAACACCGCAAACAACATCCCAAAACAAAAATAGATTAACCTCGTTACGTCTCTATACATTTATCTTTTCCCGTTGACGGGAATAATTCCATCCTATTACGATTGCTTTTAACTTGGTTATGCCACAGGTGTATAGATTCATTGAGTTGTTTGACGCTCCAACCATTACATTCGTTATGCAAAATACTATATTCCAAAAAGTATGGGAGACCATCTTCATTGTGGAATAACCCATCAAACATTTCATATTGCTCTTCCGTGTCTTGTTCTTGCAAGAAACCACCAAGGACTCTCCCAATTTTACGTAGGATTTCTACGGACAATGTGTGATAACGAAAGGAAAGCATTGTGCTTATACCTAATGGTGTATTAACTCGCATATCAACCCACATAGTTATATCTTGGTGTTCAGTTGCATGTGGATGTAAATTTGAATTTTCATTAAGCATAAATGTTACATAATAGCATGGTGTATTCTCAAGGGCAGTTCGAATTGAAACTTTTTCAACTTTCAAATGATGTTCCAATACATTTTTAATATCACCTAAATTCCACCTATTGTTAATATAAAGTCTAGTGTCTACTCCCATTGTTATCTCCTTTCCCGTTGACGGGAATGCTCCTGAACAATGGGCACCAACGATTGTGGCGCCAGAAACCATATTCCCGCCTCTGATAATTCCACTCACTGGAAAGTATCCCATGGTAGGCGTGCGCCCACGCAAACAATTCGCTTGCTATGGGATCATACCCGTTAATGGGGTTTGACTGCACCCTTGGCGTCCCGCCCCACAGGAGAGACATGGCAATGAACGTGGAGGCGATTATAGTCACGCTCAAGAGTAAAGTTGTTATGAATTCCCTGATAAACCTCATTTCCCGTTGAGAATCTCCCACGCCTTTTCACATTTGAGTTGCCTGATGCCCCGCACGTTCTCATTCTTGAGACACACCCTCTCACCCCTATTGATATAGTGGCGACAAAGGCGCTCAGTCACGCGGGGACGGTTTCGCCTTTGCTTGCAAACGTAGGTGTTCATTGTTCTTTCTCTTTTGCTTTGGATAGGGCTTGTCTAGCTAATTCACTTACATCACTTTCTTTTCCATTATTATCAAGATATTTAATCATATCATCCAACGCCTCCACAAGCTCATCATGCATATTGACACAATGCACGATGTGTTTGGCGTTGGCTGTACCACTTGTGTTTTGACCCCCGCAATATGCAATTTCTCTTTCCTTTAAATCAAAAATTCTATCTGGGAAAAGATTATTGCCCCGTTGCCACGGTGTAGGTGTATGTTTCATGGCGTCCCTCTTTTTCGGATACCTTTTTATATTAAGGGCCCCGCCCCGCAGGGAAGCTTAAGAGCGAGGCCCCAGTTAGGAGGTAAAGTTATGAATGAAAAAGGTTAGGTTGTTAGGTTTCCCCTTTCCGCATGGTTGTCAGCCATCATTAACTGTATGCCTCCCTTCCGGCACATCCCCTCCCCGCGTTATACCCAATCTGCTCGGTCTTTCCTTGCATGAAGGTCGGCGTATGGATAGTTGAACGACGGGGCGAGAGACCTTTGTGTTTCCATGTTGAATACCATAGAAAACTTTTCAAGTCATGTCAAGCAGAAAATAGGCTAAATTTAATTTATTTTATATAATGATATTCTAAAAAATAAATGCTATTTATTTCTTTTGGGGGGTTGACAAAAAGAAATATTTTCAATTAAAATGGTTGTACTATGAAAACTGAATTTGAAATTCTCCTTAAACACTACGGAACAAAAGAAGCTCTTGCCAATGCGCTTGGAGTGTCTGTGAGGCATGTTTACAATATAGAAAAGGGCAATCATGTGGGGCCAGGTACAAGAACCGCCATGTCACTTTTGGTTCGAAATTTAAGGACAAATGAAGCCGAAAGATAAATTTAAAATCGGTACTAAAAAGCAAGCGGAAAAGGGGCGTCCGATACCTTTATATTATAGGGCGGGTTTCGGGCGCTTTTTTGTGCCCGGATTCTGGCAGGTGCGGGCCGAAAGGAGAATTTTATGTCCAAACGTATCATAAAAAGTATTGGATTAACATTTTTAGGCATAATTAGCATTATAGCATTGCTGTTTTTGCTGTGTGGCGTTGGTCCATTGCTTTCTTGGCTTATTGGGTCAACAAATCTCCAATCCTATATTGCCTATCCTTTTGAAGTTTGGGAGAAAATACTTGGAATTTAGTGGGTTTAAATATTTCTTTTGGGGGCAACCGATATGGTGAGTAACCTAGAAATATTGCTTGACGACATAGAGGGACTAATTCGAGTCCGCAAGGCGGGGCGCCCGATGACCTCCATGTTTCTGCCCTACCCGAACACTCACCACGTGGATTGCGGGTGGAACATGCAGCATGAGTTACACCTAGACATGGCAGCGGCGGTCGTGGGGAAGGACGGGATAAGGAGCAGATATTTTGAGCATTGGCGGGAGTTGCTGTGATTCCCGTCAACGGGAAAGGAGAATAACCATGAGTAAAATTTTAAAAAAGCTAACAAAAATACAGAAAAAAATTCACCATATTGACAAAGGATTAGATTCCCCTACTGGTTTACACCCGAAAGTAGCAGAAAAAATCGTGAAGGATTTACTAAAGGATGCTGCTGATTTTTTAGCAACACCAGATGATAGTACAAAAGGAAAGGAATAATGAACGAAACCGAAACCCTAGAGCGCAAGATATTTCTAAAGCGCCAATACCTGCAGATACTCGACGACCAGGAGGACAATATCTGCACGGAGCGGAATAAGGTGCTAGGAGAAATTGAGGAGTTGGTGGAGAAATTAGAGGGGCGGGAATGAGATACCTATTAATAATATGCACTGCACTCCTGTTGGCGGGAACTGCCTATGCAGGGCAGACGGCCAGCGATAGCGTGAGGATAACTGTGCGGTGTATAAAGCCTCCCCAACCAGACACCGTGACCGTAACAGACGGGCACGGGAAGGAGGTGGAGGAGCAATATGACCCCGCGATTCACGGCGATCCAGGAATATGGGTGCAGTTTATTGATGAAATAGAATACGAGGAAACGTGGATGGATAGAATGAAGAAGCTTTTTAGCGAAGGAGATTAAACCAATGAACAGAATAACATGTGAAGACTGCGGCAAGGAATTCAGTGATTCACATAAGGCAACATTTAATATCACTGATAAAATAAATAGAATAGACGACGTATGCTTTACTTGGCGCATTAGCGTTGTTCCAGATAAGTGGACATCGGGACAACTAAAATACGATGACATTGATGCTCCATCTTTCTGTCAAAGTTGTTGGGAGCTTCGCTTGCTAAAATTGCTTTGGGAACGGGTAAAATACAGGAATGAAATAAAGCTACGAAACGATCTTGGTTTTTAGGCTAATGGGAGGAGACCCGCTAAAAAACGCGACCACGGGAGGCACTTGCGCTTTTTGTTCCCTCCTTGCGTGAGTGCTTCCCGGTGGCGGGAATGAAGGAAGTGGAATCAATAGAATGAGAAAAACAAAAGTTATTCCATATGCTGATGCAAAAAGGCATGCCGTAGATTTGCTACGAACCCATATGTATGACTTACAGTGTAGCACTAAACGGGGAACTGGACCAGCCTTGATAGATACAATTTTCCGTAAATATGGCGGGCAAATGTCCCTTGATGATAAGACAGGAAAGGCAGCCATCAGTGTAAAAATTGGGTCGCCATTAGCTATTAGCTTAGGTTTTGGCTTGTGTGTTGTCTGCAATGAACGCATTGGAGAAAAACGAACCCATCCCAAGTTTCATTTCCGGATTCGGGCTGGCCAACTAAAACATTATGATGAGTATATCTGTGATAGGTGCTTCAAGGATGTCAAGGAGATATGGCAACCCATTATCAAGGGCTTTGAGGATGAAGACATAGAGAGGCATCGTGCATATGAAATCCGTCGAATAGAACATGAACGGAAAAACCAAATCAAACTACAAAAACAAAAACTCGATGTTATGAATCAAGCTATTGAATATATCCGAGATGAAAAACTGTGTGATAACACGGGAGATATGAATTTATTAGTTCAAGACCTACAGGAATTTATTGATGATATTAATTACGCTTGGCAAGTTCCCAATAACGGAGAAGATTTATTGAGGCAATATCAATCAAGTCTTGAAAGGGGGAAACATCATGAAAGTCCAGTTAAAAAATGTACATCCAAATCCATTTAGGGATATCCAAAATTACCCAATCAATCGGGCTAAAGTTGAATCCCTAAAACAGAAAATTAACCATACAAGTTTCTGGGAAAACCTAATTGGGCGGCGAGTTAAAAGCAATGGCAAAATGCAAACACAAATTGCATACGGACATCATAGATTGCTTGCTCTCCAAGAACTTTATGGGGATAAGTATGAATTTGACCTTAGGATACGACCATTCACAGATACGCAAATGATTCAGATTATGGCAGCAGAGAACGATGACGATTGGAAGATGAATCCATTAGTTGTCATGGAAACGGTAAAGGTTGCAAAGCTCTGGCTAGAAGCAAATCGAGATGAGTTTACTGTGGTTGTCAAAAACCATAGTAAGCTCCCCGAAAACATAAAAGCGAGAATGCTAAAACCTGATTATGACATTGGTGGTCGTGCAGTTGCCGAGTTTCTTGCATGGCCCGAGTCAAGGTGTAAGGAAGCTCTCAAGAATCTTCGGGCCACAGGAGAACTTCCTGAGAAGGAAGCGAAGGGGGATGGCAAAGAGCCATCGAAGCGTCAGGAGATTGCCAAGAAAGTTCTTGATAAAATGCCCACCCTTGACCATGCGACTCGATTTGTTAGGGAAGTTGAAAGACATAGGTTATCCCCCAAGGGACAACAAAGAGTAGCCAACAAGATTGCCTCTAGCAAGGAAAGCATTGGTTCAAGGGATATAAAAAAAGAAGTTCTCAAGGAGAGGGTAAGGGAACTTGATGCAAAATCAAACGATAAAGATTTAAAAAGAAAGCAAAGAAACTTCGAGGATTTCCTTAAAGAATGCCGCAGAGATGCTGATAAATTTGAACGTAAAGTACAGATCCTGCTTGATTACAAGGAAGCATTTGATTCGCAGTATTATAAACAAACCTTTGAGGCTTTTGATTTTAAGTTTTCAGCAACGAAGTTGATGGTTTCATTGGCTAAGTTGTTTGGTGATAATCAGGCCAAGAAAGTCAAAGCTCTCTTGCCTGCCAAAAGCAAATCTTAAATCATGGAGGGTATCATTATGGCACATAAAAGGGGATATGAAAGTCCATTAAAGGGAACCGGGTTAAAGGGTGAATTGAAGACTATTTTTATGAACAATTTTTTTGGTGATAATGTCTGGTTGCATCAAGACGACCTTTATGCGACCCTCTATGGGAAGTCACCCGTTACCCCAAAACAAAAAAAAGGTCTCATGGGTTGTATAAAAAGAGCAATTGGGTCAGTTAGGGAAGAACTAGAAAAACAGGGATATTGTCTTATCGGTACAAGGGATAAAAAAGATGGGCGCAAAAAAACGAATTACAAGTTAGCAAAGGAAGAAGATATCGTGCAGACGATGGATGAGCTACGCGAGAGGAAGAGAAGAGAACAAAGCCTTAGTCAATCATTCAAAAGAGGTGCCAACGGTGCTGTCGGCAGCAAAGCCTTGAATTCTAACCTGGTTGAAATGATTGGCCGTGACCCAGATGCCCATATTCCCTTAAATGATTGATGTTCTTTTTAATGTTATTAACCAATGATATCCACCCTCCCCTACAACATAGACGCCGAACAAAGCATCCTCTCCGCCATGCTCCTTAATCCAAAGTGCAGGGCAAAGGTGCGAACCATTTTATCGGCAGAAGATTTCTACAAGGAGACACACCAAGCGTTGTATCCTATAGTATCCATAGAAGATTTAGACCTTGTAGGCATTTGGCATGAATTGGAAAAGCAGGGATTGACGGATAGGGCGGGCGGGAAAAAGTATCTGCAAGAATTGGCAGGGAAGGTTTCAACAAGTGCGCAGGTCATGAATCATGTGGGGATTGTGAAAGAGTTATCCACCCGCAGAAAACTTGTTAACCTCTGTTATCAGGTTAGTGATGGATGTCAAGAAAAGTGGCATGACAACAACGAACTCATAAGACAATTACGGGAAGGCATTATATCTCTTGAAACACAAGATGATGGATTTAAACCCTATGTAGACATATCCAATGTTTATGATGCCGAACGATGCCTAAAAGAATATTACGAATATATACGGAACCAAAAGAAGAACCGATTCATCACTGGAATTGGTGAGATAGATTATCGCATTAGGGGAGTGGCAGGCGGAGAAGTCCTTTTTGTGATTGCTCGGGCTGGAACATTCAAGACGGCCATATTGCAAAACATGATTTTTAACTACACGCAAAACTCTGCTTGGGCAGTCGCCTTTTTTTCCATAGAAATGCCTGTATCCACAATTGCAGAGCGTTATCATGAAATCATACACGGTTCTAGTGGGCAAGACATAGAGGACATATATGCCAATGTCGAAGCAGAATCAGTGCGTGAGAGATTGGAAAAAATTTACATAGAGAAATTAAAGAACGTTTATATTATCCCCACCCATATCTCCATTCAAGACATACCATCTTACATGAAAGTCATCCAAACAGAAAAGAAAATCAAGATTGGTGTGATAGGCGTTGATTACCTTGGTTTGATGGAGGGTGAGGGGCGTGGAGAATATGAGATAATATCCAATTTAGCCAAGAATTTAAAGACTATGGCAAAGAAATTGAATGTACCCGTAATCGTGCTTTCTCAGACCTCCCGGCGGGGCGGTAGCGGAGATGTAGAATTGACCATGGATATGGGGCGCGGGTCAGGAGCAATAGAGGAAGCAGCAGATTTCGTGCTTGGTTTGTATCAGGACGGCAAAGAATTGATATGCAAGATATTGAAAAACAGAAAGGGAGCAAGTGGCAGTAGGTGGCGCCTAGATTTGGATCCCACAAACTTACGGATTGGTCATTGGGCGGAAGAATGGACACCAAAAGCGAAAGAAGGGAAAGGTTATGGTTCTACCAACTCTTCTTTATACAAAGATGATTAAGTGCGAGCTAGATATATTAAACCAGGGTTTTTCCAGAACGATATTTTGGCAGAATGCGAACCGTTAGCAAGAATATTATTTTCTGGTTTATGGGGATACGCCGATAAAGAAGGTCGTTTTGAGTGGAGACCCAAAAAAATAAAGGCAGTTATCTTACCATATGATGAGTGTAATGTGAATGGATTATTGGAACAATTAGAACAGAAAGGATTCGTTTTTCAATATTCAATAAACGGAAATACGTATGGATGTATCCCGCATTTTCTTGAACACCAAAACCCACACCCCCATGAAGCACGTTCCCGTATCCCACCACCAGATGATGAGATTTTCCAAAAATATCAATGTCATGAAATGTCATTACATTTACATGACATGTCATGCAACAGTAATCATAGTTATAGTTATAGTTATAATAATAATGAAGAAGATAAACTACCGAATGTGCCACACGCCAAAATTATCAAATTGTGGCATGAGATATTGCCAGAATTACCGAACATAAAACAGTGGACATCTACTAGACAGGCATTACTTAGGTCACGGTGGAAAGAAAACCCAGAAAGGCAAGACGTTGATTGGTGGAAAGGTTTTTTTGAATATATCAGGGGATGCCCGTTTTTGATGGGTGCGGTTGACCCAAAACCAGGGCACAAGAGATTTTTTGCAAGGCTTGATTGGGTATTAAAGGAGTCAAATTTCTTAAAGATATTAGAGGGCGTTTATGAGTAGTGGAGGTAGGGCACCAAAGGATGGAGTTTGATGAGGCGGATTAAGCGAAATACAAAAAGCAGATTATCAAGTGGTGGTAATCGAGTTGTTTATGGATTATTTAAATGTGATTATTGCGGGAAAATTGTGGAATTGGACTACAGTACTGGGAGACGACAAAAATCCTGTGGTTGCTTGAAATATAGACCACGCCCAAAACATGGTTATACTTCAGGCGGACATATACCACCACTTTATAATACATGGAGAGCAATGAAGCAAAGATGTTTATGTGGAAATCATCCTTCATATATTGGTTATGGAACTAATGGAATAAGTATTTGTGATGAATGGATTGATAGTTTTGAAACTTTTGCAAAATGGGCAGAAGCAAATGGTTATAAAGAAGGATTAATGATTGATCGAATTGACAATGAAAAGGGTTATTTTCCAGAAAATTGCAGGTGGGTTACAGCGTTAGAAAGCGGAAGAAACAGAAGGAGTGTAAAATTAAGTAAACAAATGGCTGATGAAATACGGTTTTTATATGCCACAGGGAAATACTATCAATATGAAATTGCAGAAAAATATGGTGTATGCCAACAAATGGTTGGAAGGATTGTTAATGGCAAAGCGTGGCGGTAAAGGACCAAAAATAAAAGGGAACAAACTGGAATGGGATGTCGTTCGTCTTGCACGAGACCAAGGTTTGCGGGCGGGTCGCTCCATATTGAGTTTAGGCGTGGACGTGCGGATAAACGATAAAAAGATATCCTGCAAGCGCCGGAAGAAATTCACGGGCATGCTCAAGGAGTTTGTGGCGGAGTTGGACGGGCATGACGCGGTATTCTGCCGAGAGGATAGGGGCAAGATAGTCGTTATCAAGTATTTGGGGTGGGATCAATGATTCCCGTCAACGGGAAAGCACATGAATTACCACTGCATAAGATGCGATAACACATGGGATTATGATTTACCGGGCAAGGGTGAAAGCCATGGTCTCTGCACCGATTGCCTGCGCGAGTGCCTCATCCCGACCGTGCGGAGAAAGCAGCGCAACGAGGGCAACCCCGATTGCTTTGGTAGGGCGGGAGCATATTGTGACCAGCTTAAATGCAAATATAGGAGCGTGTGCTTAAAGAAATGAAGGCGATTCTCGAATTTAACCTACCAGAAGAACAGGACGAGCATTATTTGGCGATCAATGGTGCGGGGTTTTACGCGGTATGCTTTGACTTGGACCAGCAATTGCGGGCCTGGTTGAAATATGGGCACGATTTTGCGGGGGCGGAGCATACGCTAGAAAAGTGCAGGGAAAAATTGAGAGAATTATTTGAGACGCACGGTGTCAATTTAGACTCTGTTAGCTAAAACGAAAGGAGGACCAAACAAATGATAGACCACCACAAAATGGACATTCTCTTGCGTCGCATGGAGCGGGCGGCAGAGGAAATTGAGAAAATGATACCCGATTTCACGTGGGAGTATGCCTACACAGTGAAAGAAAAGGTAAAAAGGAGTGGTAAACTGGTTGGTGAAACCTATCCCGAAACCAAAAAGGTATGAGAATCAGGCATATTTGGACTGGGTGAGGGCTCACCCCTGCGCATCGTGTGGGAAAGGTGGGCCCTCAGATCCACACCACTTCGGTAGGGGAGGTGTGGGAACCAAGAGTGACGACACCTGGGTTGTGCCACTGTGCAGAGTTTGCCATACCCTACAGCACGGGGGTAACGGCATGAGCAGAGAGGAAATGCTGTGGAACGCCCTAGACTTGATAACGGAGTATTGGAAACAAAATGAATGATTATTTTGAATGCCCTGTCAAACGGGACAGAATAAAACCTGATGTATGTGCTGGTCGCATAAGCGGGGATTTCAAGTGTAGTGGCGATTGTCCGCATGGCGATAATACGGTTAAAGCGCTCGTTCCCGCCAACGGGAATGATGGTAAAATTAAATATGATAATTTACGTTTAACACTGGAAGGTAAATTCACAGAAAACCTTGCAAGAAAAACATGTGATGCTCTTTTGGGTATGACACAAAGTACACCTTTTTGGTGGGGTGATTATCTTTTGTTTTGCGAAGCATATTTAAGTGATAAAGCATCACAATTTTTTCCAGAACATATCAACAAGAAAACATTGCAAAATGCTATGTGGGTTTGTAGGGCGATTCCACCAGACAGGCGTAGAACAGAGTTAGAATTTACCCACCACAGTGAAGTGGCGGCGTTGGAACCCAATGAGCAAAAGCGCTACTTGTCCCTTGCTGTAGATGAAGGCATGTCTTGCAAGGAATTGCGGCAGGCGATAAAGGGCCCCAAGGAAGAAAAACCCGAAAAGGAGTTTCGCTGCCCAAGGTGCGGGCATGCGGGACCGAAGGGGGAGTTTGAGTGAACAAAAGTATAGTGCCATTTTTTATAGCTTTATTGGAGTGGTTTGTTGCTGTTTATTGTTTTTTAACAGCTATAACGTTTTCTTTCGGTGTTAATTTTTGTTTGTGGTTTACATTAGCGATTGCGGCATGCATTAGCGGATTTTATGTAATTATTGATTATTATATTTTAAATTAAATATGGACATAACCCCAGACGAACTAACAGAAATGGTCAAACAACTCGCAGAGCGTGTGCAGGATGATTACCCCGCCACAAGTAGCATATTATGGTCTTTAGCAGGTTCGCTTATAGCGGGCAAGGAGGCGGAGATGGCTACGTATTTGAGAAACTGGAATTTGGCGATGGTGGAATACTGTAAGGCGATGCGGGAGAAAATAAGGAGTGAAAAGAATGGCGCGAGCACCTAAGTTGCCCTGCAGATACCCCGGATGCGGTCAATTAGTGGAACGGTCGGGATACTGTGAGGAGCACAAAAAACTTGTTAACCAACAATACGAGGCGACACGAGAAACGGCGGTAAAGAGGGGATATAATACCAGATGGCGGAACGTGCGAAAAATTATGCTAAATCGTTTTCCTATCTGTCAAATATGTGAAAGTCGGGGCGAAACGACTCCTGCCACGCTAGTGCACCATGTAGACCGCAACCCGAAAAATAACGATTTTGACAACCTCTTGTGTCTTTGCGTGAAATGCCATGAAGCAATTCACAAACATGAAAGGTGGGGGAAATAGAATGGCAACGCTTTTGTGGGGCATTATAGAACATTATCAGTCTGATACAAGTTCATATGCTGTTATTAGGGAAGCATATAATGAGAAATGGAAAGCAGAAGAAAACCTTAGTAAGTTTTGCAATGACCAATTTAGATATTTTGCAGTAAGTCCTATCCAAGCTGATGTTTTAAACAATTATGGAGTAAGAGAATAAGGCAAAATGACCGATAGCAAAATATGGGACGATCAAGAAATGCGCTGCTCATGGTGCGGCCAAGTAATAAACGATGATTCCTGTTACGTGGGTTGGGGTGATAGTGAGGAAATAGAATACGTGTATTGCTGTATCCAATGCAAGGATGAGCACAGGGCGCAAAGATGGAGAGAGGAATGAGCCGTATAAGGGATTTAATAGCCATATCTGCGGGTTTGGCGGTTTTGTTGGGTATTTTTTGGTCTCCAAGCGATGCAAAACGTCTTCACCCCGAAAAATACTATCAGGATAAGTGGTGTGCCGAACAGGGCGGGCAAACTGAGGTTGTGTTACCAGACAGAACTCGTTGTGATTGCCTAACAGATACTTATGCCGTGGAGTTTGATTTTGCCAACAAATGGGCAGAGGCGATAGGACAGGCACTATACTACTCTCTGCAGACAGGCAAGCGGGCGGGGATAGTGTTGATAGTGGGGGAAGAGGATTGGCGTTATTGGGTTCGCCTCGGGACAACCGTACATCATTTTGACTTGCCCATAGATATTTGGCGCATTCCCGTTGACGGGAAAGAGGAGGAATAAAATGCCATACATAAAAGAGAGTCAGCGCAAAGTATTTAGGCCATTATTAAGCGATTTGCCGTATATGCGCAATAAGGGTGAACTGGAATATTGCATATTTTTCCTTATGCAACGCTACATGGATGAAAAACCCCGAAAATATACTCATTTACATGATGTGGTATATGCCGCCCAACACTGTGCGGACGAATTTCGGCGCAGGTTTCTTGACGAGAGGGAAGACCAGGCAAGGGAAGAAAATGGAGACGTGGATTAAATTCTTAGCGACTGGATTTCCAGCATTGGTGATATGTCTTAGTTTTGCAGCGGGGATTTCTTTGTGGTTAGTAGACAAACATGGGACGGCACTGTATTGGGTATTTGTGGGGTTGGTAAATTTGTCTGCACATTTTCTGATTCCGAGGTGGGGATGAAATATTACAATTGGCGAAAAGATTTTAGTGACACAGAAAGAGAAACTATAGTTCAGGAAATGGCTAAAATTGTTGTGGGGTATATTTACCAAACAGCAGAAGAGCAAATTGCCGAAGTTTTTGATAGTACCAAACCAACTTTTTGCGGGCAAGATAAAATAATATTACCGTGGACAATTGAAATACTTGGAAACGATATTTTAGCACAAGTTGGGAAATTAAGATTTGAAAAATGAGTGACTACCACTACAACAAAAGCATCCAGAACATCCGCAGGGCGATAGTGACCCTAGCCAAACAGAGATTTCTTAAGGAATGCTTTCAGAATAGCGTAGCTGCGGTAAATGCCGTAAACATGGACCTAATGGGAGAGATGTGCCAATGGTTGCGGGCAGAATTGGATTATCAGGAATTGCATAGCAAGGAGTGGCATGAAGAATAATATGGATTTTAAAGACATAGAAAAACAATGTGAAAACTGTGAACATATACTTATCCGGCTAGAAGTAGACGGATGGTGTTATATGTTTAAAGATCCCATTGAAAATTGCACTAAATTCAAACCTATGAATTTAGATTGGTTACTAAAGAAAAATGAAGACTGACATAGAATATCTAGCCTGCCCGTATAGTCACCCTTCTAGCGAAATAAGGGCAATGCGCTATGAAATGGTCAACAAGGTGGCGGGAAAGCTGATTTCCGATGGTCGGATAATATTCAGCCCCATATCGCACTCCCACTCCATACAGGTGAGTTCCACCGATACGGATTCGTGGGACAAGTGGAGCGTGCAGGATTTTGCGTTTCTGGACGTGAGCAAACGGCTTTTAGTGCTTACTTTGCCGGGATGGAACAAGTCACGGGGCGTAAAAGACGAAATGGCGAGGGCGAGGCGAAAGAGGATACCGATAGGATATTTAAACGTGGTGGGAGAGGAGATTCCCGTTGGCGGGAAAACTTTATGGCGAGGCCGCCAGCACACAATAGGAGGGTGAGATGAACGGAGATAATGAACCCTTAGTAACTGTAATTAGTGTTGAGGGATGGATAGAACCTGGCACATACGAGATTAGTTCAGATTTCAGCACAATTATAGCGTGTTGTATGAATGCTCATATGTATGAGAAATGTCATGACGCCGAATTTAATGGTGTTGCAAACCCTGTATACGTGAGGGTAACGGCAAGCATAAAGTTGGAGGAGCTAAGATATGCGTAAATATAGACGAATACCAGAAATCATAGAAGCCATAGAGTTCAAAGCTGGTACCAAAGAATGGCCGGAGGGAATACAATATAACCACTCAGAAAAAAGCTATATGGTGTGGAATGCCCTCCATAAATCTTGGATCAAGTTGAAGGATGGCGATTATGTGAGGATGGATAACCCAAGAGATCGTTATCCCATTGACCGGAAAACATTCATGAAAACTTATGAGTTTTACAGTGATTAATCGTGATGGCGACGTGCAAATACATGAATAATTGTTCTCATGAAATGCAAAACCTTCCATATTTAGAATGGCACCTAGATGCTGAGCGCAGGCGGGCCAGGGGGGAGCGACAAAAGAAATGCCCAGTTTGCAAGAAGTGGATATGGCAAACATTATATTTTAGACATAAAGGAGTAACCAGCACAACACAATAGGAGCGTGAGAGATGCCAAGAATGACACACAAAGATGTTTATGCGTCATATCAAGCTGCTGTGGCGAGAGAGATGTTTATAGAAAAGATAATGGAAGATAAAGAAAAATGAAATTCCTAATGGTCGCTCCCAAATTCGTATCTAAAATAGGGTTGTATTATGATTTCCCTATAGGGGTAGCCTATATTTCGGCTGTGCTCAAGCAGGCGGGGTTCGATGTAGAGACCATAAACCTATGTCACAGCAAATTACAGGTCGACCAGGCGCTTGAAAAGGTCATAAACGAAAAGTGCATAGACGTGGTTGGCATTGGTGGTCTCTCGCCGCACTTTCACATGGTGAATGACATATTAAAAGAATGCAAAAAGGTAAATCCAGACATAATCACAATTGTGGGTGGTGGTTTAGTCAGTTGCGAGCCAGAAATGGTTTTAGAAATGCTTGATGCCGATATAGGCGTTTTAAACGAGGGTGAAATTACGATACAAGCACTCGCAGGCAAATTAGTGGACGGCAAATCGCTTGATTCGGTAAAAGGCATTGTTTACAAAGATAAAAACGGCACAATAAGGCGCAATCCGCCCAGAGAGCGGATACAGGACTTAGATACACTTCCATGGCCCGATTATGAGGGTTTTGAGTTAGGCAGATACTTAGATTTGCAGTGGCCCAATGATATGGACGCTCTAAACTTCTATGAGGATCCCCGTGTGGCGCCACTGATAGCAAGCAGGGGGTGCCCTTATCCATGCACATTTTGCTTCCATCCAATAGGCGATAAATACAAGCAGCACTCCCTAGACAACATATTTGAGCACATTGAATATCTCATAAAAGAGTACCAGATAAACGGCTTGTTTATGTTGGATGAGTTATTTGCCACGAAAAACAACCATAAGCGCCTAAAGGAGTTTTGCCACAGAATAAAGGAATATCCCCTCCAGTGGTTTGCCCAATTGCGGGTGGATTCGGTCAACAGGGAGATTTTGCGACTGTGCAAGGATAGCGGGTGCAACCTTATCAGTTACGGCATAGAAAGCGCCTCCAACAAGGTGCTAAAGAGCATGAAAAAGCACATTACGGTCAAACAGATAAATAAGGCACTGGAGGAGACGTATCAAGCAGGAATAGGCAATAAGGGCAACCTGATATTTGGCGATAAGGCCGAAACCGTCGATACCATAAACGAGAGTCTAAAATGGTGGAGCGAAAACATAAAATATCAAATTCAACCATCGGCACTGAGCGCCTATCCGGGCACCCCGCTATATCACTACGCCGTAAAAAAGGGTCTCATAAAAGACAAAAAAGCGTTTTTGAAATACAACCAGTGGGTTAACGTGACCAATATGACACAAGAAGAGTTTAACGCCATGGTAAACGTCATTACGGTGTCCAGACGGCACATATGTCGGATACCAGCCAAAGTGTTGTCCTGCAAGGAGTTATACGGGGATGAGATAAAGGGCAAGGCGTATTCCTTTGAGGTTCAGTGTCCCCACTGCGGGCAAAACGTGAAATACGAAAAAATGAACAGCTCTGGAACGGGTCTGTCAATTTACAACATCATATATTGCAAGGCGTGCCACCAGAAGTTTAATACGTTGCCCTTCAACATAGAGAAAACCATAGCGGACTTTTTGGACATGGTGGGTGATGACGAGTTTGCAATATGGGACAACGTGAACATGCTGACCGCCATGAACGTGCGGTTGATGGAGCGGGTAAACTATGTTATTCCAAGGAATGCAAAACCAGAAGAGGTGAGAAACTCGGTAAAACACGTGCTTTATACGGTGAACAAAAAATTTGAAAGAAAGCAGTTTAGTCAAGTTTTGGGTCTAAGGGTGCGTGGAATAAACGTGGTTCCCCTCTATCTGTATACTCATGTTGAGGATGCCATGGAAGTGATGATTCAGTTGGCCTCAATAGGAATACAAAAACAGGAAACGGACGTGGTGGCGTTACGGCAAGAACTGGGTTTGGCGGCCATGAGGGAATGCAAGGCCGAATACCCTTATGCAATGTTTGCGGAAGGATACACGGCAGACGTTTGGGACAGTAAGGAACACAAAGACAAAACGGCCATCTGGTTTATTCCCGTGCAGGTTGGGGAGAAGGTGACCGCAATGTTTGGGTTTGAAATGCCCAACTCAAAATGGAACATCGGATTTCAGATACCAAAGGATTTTATGCTACGTGAATTTTAATGCGAGAACTCAGTTTATTTAGTGGTGCGGGGGGAGGATTACTAGCAACTAAGCATTTATTGGGATGGACAACTGCAGGATATGTTGAAATTGAACCATACTGTCAGGCAGTCTTGGCTCAAAGAATCGCTGATGGATACCTTGATCCTGCCCCCATCTTTGGGGATATCAGGCAATTCATCTCGGAAGGTTATGCCGAAGCATATCAGGGGATGGTTGATGTCATTACGGCAGGAGTTCCATGCCAAGCCTTCAGTATCAGTCGGCTTAAAAACCTTAAAACAACAGCCCCAGATTATTTCCCAGACACCCTTGAATGCGTTCGCTTGGTTAGACCATCGTATGTGTATTTGGAGAACGTTCCAAATCTCCTTAATAACTCTAGATTTGGGAAAATTCTCACAAAATTGGCCTTCTTGGGGTACAACACATCTTGGGGTTGCATTTCAGCAAAAAGCGTGGGAAGCAACCACACAAGAAACCGATTGTGGATTGTTGCCTACCCCGCAAAAAAGGGACAGTACCCGAAAGCGATCAATCAAAGGCGACAGATTACCAGATGTTCTTGGTGGTTTACCGAACCCCGCATATCTAGAGTGGATGATGGGGTGGCCTATGGGGTGGACAGACGTAAAATGCTTGGGGAAGGACAGGTTCCAAGAGTGGTTGAGGTTGCATGGAAAATATTAAGCAATAGTACATAAAGGGATTTTATGTTGCGGGAGTTTTAAGGATTCCCGTTGACGGGAAAGATAAATGTTAAATGAAAGGAGATAATTATGACAGAAGAATTTAAGGCAATATTAGAATTAGTAAGAAGTACAGGTCAAGGAGCGTTTTACCTTGCAGTAGTTTATTTTGTTTACATGTTTTTCAAGTCTTTAGTGCCACTTTTTATTCTCGGGTTTTTAGGTGTGTTAGGTTTTAAAATAGGCAAAGCGGCTATGGCGGCATATGGTTTTGGTGCAGATATTTGTAAAATGTTTAATAAGAATATTTACTATGGAAGAGATAGATGCGAAGTCCGTGATAAAATATTAAATATGTTAAAAGAATGACAACCACTACCAATCTATCAGGATACCCAAAACCTCGGCGTTGCGAGTTCTGCGGAGAAATGTTCACCCCAAAGAACAGCAAGGCACACCATGCCAAGACGTGCGACAAACCAGAATGCAAGCACATGCGGTACTTAAAGAAAATCACCCTCAGTTATGCATCAAACGGTGCGGGCCCGTCCAAGAATGCCAAGAGAAAGGCAGGGCTATTAAACAGGGTAAAGAGCATAAGGAGACCGTGTGTGGAGTGCGGAATGGAAGCCTACCCCAACTACTGGCGGTGCCATACCTGTGCCAAGCGGAGAGCGAGCGAAATGGCGTGGCCGGATATGCCTTACTATATGAATGGGTGAAAGTATGAGAAAACTTAAAGAGTTTAACTGTCATTATATTCTATTAGACCCTAAACCAGGCACAAATATAGGCGCTTGCATAGTAGAAGCAGAATTGGTAGCCCTTGAAGAAAATGCAAATGTGCATTTCATGTTTAATAACAAGTTGTATCGTATCTATTTTAATGACCTCATTGCTGCGTTTAGGGAGGAATAGATTTTATGATAGACGAAATAACTGCTAGATTAATCACGAAAGCAAATAAATACGGGTTAAATGGATATATTGTTTGGCAAGTAATACCATCAAGAGATGCGACACAAGATCCAGTGGATGGTGCTATGTGGGTTGTTGAAAGCAAGGAAAACTATATGCGAGGCAAGACCGCATCAGACGTTATGTGGTGGGAGAAATAGACAATGAGTGAACAATACATAAGTATGTGTAATTGTCCAGATATTCAGGGGCAGTGGGTACCGAAAGCGGGTGACCATTATGTATTAGGATGCAAAAAAGACAAAACGCCAGCTATATTGATTTTGGGGTGCCACTGGGAAGAATGCAGGGGTTGCCAATATGAAGTCACAAACTGGAAGGATGAATGTGTATGGCTCCCACGCCAAGACCAATTGCAGGAGATGGCATATAATGCTAAAACCTTGGGCACTGAAGTACACCTTGCCAAGTCTGCCATAGGCAAACATGGCGCTATGTTTTGGTGGGCTACCCATAATATGTATTATGCTTTACAGTTTAAGAATTCCATGGAACAGCTATGGTTAGCATATGTAATGTACGAAAAATACAACAAAAAATGGAATGGTAAGGAATGGGTGAAAGGGAGAAGGAAAATGAGTAAATGCATACTTGGCACAAAGGACACAAGAAAACCCAAAGAAAAGGTCTACTGCAAGGATTGTAAGCACCTCGGCTATTTAGATAATTCTGATTACAAATGGCTAAATCCGCCTCTGTGCATGAGAGTAAGGGTAGATACTTGGTTGGAACTAAAACCAGGCGACCCTGCAAAAATAAACGCACACAACGATTGCAAGGAGTTTGAGGCAAAGGATGTATGATTTTCTAATGAAACCAGATAAAATATTAGGAAAGAATAAGGGGGAGTGGGGTATAATTAATGAGAATAGGTTTGATTGTTAAC